ACCCGCTTCGGCGGGTGTTTTTATATGTTCCATTTTGGAAATTATGTGTAAGTTAGTATATATTATGAATGTTATATGGTTTGCACATAACTTTGTTAAACTTGTATAAAGTCTACTTCACCACCGCACCCGGTATTATGGGCTATTGCCGCACGTACAGCATCAACAGCAGACGCTCCTACAAACATTGCCCCAAGGGCACAGTCCATACCGCTACCAGCGGCAGCATATTCCCCAAATTCTTCATATGGGTAGCCACAACCGTCGTATCTAAAGACCTTCTTTGTTTTCCTATTCACGCATAGGGCGTATGCACCAAATGTGTCTTTATCGTTAAAGAAGTCAGAAAGTTTTGGCGGGGTGTCTTCTTCACATGTAAAAATAGCTTCTAAAAATGGGCGTAATGACCTTGGGTACCCTCCAAATCCAATAACCCACATATCGTTAGAGAATACCTTAACCGCATCATTTATCTTTGCCTCGCCAAATGTTCCTTGCTTATCAGCAGCCATAATACCATCGCGGTACGCGATAACAGTCATTCCCGTTCCTTCTTCACAAAACTTTGGCACGCATCTAAACGCCTTCCGATTACTTCAGCATCGTAGGCGAATGTGAGGAGGTCATCGGAAGTAACTCCTGCATCCGTGTCAAGAAGTTGTCTGTCTCCCGAGGCTGCATGATGTCCTGCGGAGGCGTCGGAAGCATGAACCGAGACACAACTGTGTGGGCGCATCCGTTTAGCAGCATCAAGCTGCACGTTAAGGTCAGCAATTTTAGCTTGATAGTCATGTGATGCATCCTCCGTTACTTTCTGTGCGCTTTCACACATATTCTGTATGTTCTTTCGCTCAGACTCCAAAGAAGCGTTATATGAGGCCTCTGCGCGCCCCATTAAGAGGCTATGCACGAAAAACGCGATAATGCCCATCACAATGGCACCAACAGCAATTTGCCAGAATCTAAGAAGAAGCGTTATCATTTTTTCTCCCAAATGAGTCAAAACCCTTGCTAAGGCCAAAACAACTTACACAATACGTCAGATATGCGGCAAGGTTTGCATCTGAAGGGTGAAGAAAAATATAAGCCCCCCCAGCAAGAACGCCACCTATCACAGCGGCAAAGCGTCCTGCTGACATTGTACCTTTTCTGTCCTGAAAGAACTCAAAGAACCTCATGTAATAGGCCATCCATCTTCTCCCACCATTGGATAGAGAGATATTAGCTTAACATGTGAAGAATGTCCAGACTTATAATCCCATACTCCGGGCCGCATATAGCCGTCCTTTTGGGAAACATCGTCCAGATGCAAAAAGGTTTGTGCAACTCCAAACCCCGTAAATCCAAGTTCCCATGCCTTTTTGAGCATCCTGTTTTTTCCGTTAATGTCCAGCATATCCCATTTAATGTCAGCTGCACGTCCAAGCATGTGGGCGCTTCGTTTTCCACCACCTACGGCCTCATTATGGGATTGTGTTCTAAACCCACTATTGATATGGAACGGAACCTCCATAAACTGGCGTAATGCTTCCAGTCTATCCATGAAATATTGGTTCATATCGTACCCGCTATCCAGCTTATCCGGGCTTTCCATTTCAACAGGCGTAAAGTATTCCCAAGTCCACTTTGTAATCACAGCTTGTCCTTAATCTCTTTGATTGTACCCAACGGGTCATGCTCAAATGTATCCCCAAACTTTATAATAGCACGTAAAATGTTGTCAGAAAGAAGGGAAACTATAGAGACAAGAAAAAACACAAATCCCTGTGAAAAACCTAATGCATCTCCAACATATCCAGCTATAATAGCCGTAGAAACACTTATGAACATAGAAAACGAAACTGCCTTCCAGCCTCTCTTCAATCCCTGCATAACGGCTTTTATATATCCAAATACGCTGGAAATAGCTCCATATGTCAGAACATCGTAATAGCTTGTCATGTGTTCTGGACCCTGCATCCTAAGACCCAAAGAAAATACGTTTAGGTTCTTGTGGTTCAGATATAGAATACTGCTTAAGTCCATCTGGTAATGTTCCTTCATTTCGCACATTTACATGCCACCCAGAAACACTATGGGCAGGATGTTTAATCCCCTCATCGTCCGTCCATTCTGGGGTTGAAAGGTCGCCAAGAACATCAATTGCAGAAAGCAAAGTATCCTGAAGAGCAGCATTTGCCGTTGCTTCATCAGGAAATTTGAGATAATAGTTGTTCCACATAATGGTGTCCCCCTATTGTGTAAGAGCTATCAATTGAGAGCTTGATAAAGCCGAAGGATAATAGGACACTTTGCGAATCCATCCCCCGAAGTTAAAATCCGTAATCCGGCTTCCCAGGCGCATCGTCGTAAGCCCCGTAGGAACGGCCGCCGTCCCTGTATAAACAGTGCCACCATCTGAACACAGAGCGTTCGCACCAGCTTTGTAAGCGTAGGCAAATTTGTGAATAACATTAGGGGTAATAATAGGCCCGACAATATTGTTGTTTGAAAAGGCTATCCTGTTATTAGGAATTATATTTCCAGCGACTATTGAAATAATAATAGCCGTCCCAACTTCACCGTCATCAACTTGCAAAAGAGTCTGGTTGGCTGACCCAACATAAGGTAGAGAATACTCCATGACAAACGTTCCCCAGGTTGGGTTGAACCCGAACGAGGCCAAGGTTGAAATCGTTGCAAAATCACCTGACCGTGTGACAGTGCTATTGGACGTCAGAATTAGGGACGAAGCATAAGAAGATTGTTCAAGCTGAATACCGGCGAGTCGAATTGTAATATTTATTGCAGCCCCTGATGTCCACACAAAATCAAGGCGAGTACCTACTTGATTCGTTGATGCATTGTTCAATGTACGTGTTACAGTAGACCGTTGAGTTGCAATGGACGATGTTCCTGTATTTAAAGCTACACCAGAACTTGTAAGACTTGAGCCTGAGTTATATTCAACAATGTTAAGGGTCACATTACTCACATTTGTAAGTGAACCTCCTGATAGTTTTGAATAGCAAGAGGCCGACCATACTTGCCCAGATGCTGCACCTGATGCCACTGAGATTCCATCAAGATACATTTGTGTTCCTGTTGTCGACGTCGTCCCGCTGTAGTTTATATCAATGTAGGATAAACCGTTCTCCGTTCCATACGAAAGTGTTCTCGTTACGCTTGCAGGAGAACCACCATTCCAGTTTGTAGGAAGCGTTCCGGACGAACCAGCTACACCACCAACCATCGTATTGTTTCTAAAATAGTTTGTAACTCCAGCCTCAATCAGAAGCCCATTAGCGGAAGATGTAGAAGGGTCATAGTCAAATCTGGGAACATCCGTAGACGCCGTTGATAAAACAGTAGAACTATTCGTGTATGTTCCGCTGCTTGCTCGGGTGAATGTCGCATATGCAGGAAATGCACCTGTCGTAAAGTCAATAGTCTTTCCAAGACGAAGTGTGGAAGTCGCACTTGCGACTGCTGGAACTATAGCAGGAGCTATAGCATTATACACGGCTCACCTCAACCGTCCACGTTCCACCACTTGAAGAGGCAATATCCAAACCGACATAACGGCATCCCTTAACCTCACGTATGAAGCTAACAGATTGTGTTCCATCAAAAGCGGCGGACATATTGGTAAAGTCAGTAGGTTGTACAGGCGTTGTTCCAACCTTTAAGGTAGCCGTACCCGCAGAAGTTACAGTGCAGTTTACGTTGTACGTTGCTTTGGAATCTAGCTTATAGATAACCTCGTTACCTTCAGTTTGCCCCGTATCTGTGCGGTAGGCATCCTTATCCGCTGTGTTCACCGTGATAGCCATGTTTCACCTCCGTTAGTATGCTACCATTTATATTTGAGTAAGTAAATACTAACTCATTTTTCTTTCTGCCCACTGAATTAAGTCAGAAACTGTTTTACCGCGTAAAACGCTGGGGTTTGCATTGATTGCATCGCGAGTGAAGAATAGGCTTAGTGGAGCGGAAGGACGTGCTCGCATAACCTTAGCCGTTACTGATGGGCCTGCAAAGTGAGATAAATAAAGAGAAACATCATTCACAGGAACATTCTTACCAGCAAGATGGTCTGCGTTTTCAGAAGCAAGGCTATTTGTCATTTTCTTTGCATAGTCAGTGTCAGCGCGCAAACCAAGAACATCTGCTTTGCTCATGCTGTTAAACGTAATTGGGTCATACTTCTTGACCATGTTCAGCCATGTACCGCGCGTAAACTGTGCCGCGCCATAGGCCGACGACGTTTTGCTTTTGGCGTTCGGGTTTCCTTTGCTTTCAGCTTGAAATACCTTATCGGCAAACGTAGGTTGGGTGTTTTGCTCTTGGGGTTGTACAGTTTGCTTTTGTATGGGCACACCCATTGTTCGCATATCACCGTTAGGTACTTGAGACGGCGTAGCTGGGTTATAGCTTGTGTTTGTCAGCGTGCTTGAAAGGAAGTTTGCACCGTTTATACCAGCCAATCCTAATGCGGCTGCTGTGGCTTCTGGGCGTGCAGAAAGTTTTATTCCGTGTTTTTTCTCAAGGTTATTCTGTACAGACCTAACTATATCTTCTTTACTAGCGTTTATAGACACACCATATTTATCCTCAAACTGTTTTGCAGCCTCTTCAAAATAATTAGAAGCAATAGACCTAGAAGCGGCATCTTCCGGCATATATTTTGAACCGGATTTAAGAGCTGTAATCAGCGTTTGTTCATCCGGTGAAGATATATATCCTTTTTTCCACGCTTCTTCTGCAACTGTTGATATGTCAACTTTTGCCCCTTTTCTAACAACAAATGGTAGCGTACCTCCAAAGTCTTTATTTGATAGACCTGAAGCGTTAACACCTCCAAATTCTTTCATAATCCATGTAGAAAGCGAATTACCTACTTTAGACTTTGAAAAAGCCGATTTTATATCATTAGCTTCTTGAACAACTTTTTTTACTTCATCACGTAGGCTTGTATTATAGCCTTCTTTTAGAAGAGAATGACCATAATTAACCTTATCTTGATACTCGTTTATACCTTGAGATATTGAGTTTAAATCTTCTTGTGTGTACGGGGCACTACTACCAAATTTGTCAAATGTAGCCTTCAGCTCACCGTCACCGGAATTGCGTAATACATTAGCCACATCATCTGCGCTGTCGCCTGCAATTTCCTTTACGCCTTGCACAAGGTTTTCGCCTTTGACACCGCTTCCGACAAGTTGCATAATCTTCTGTGCACGTTCGTGGCCTATAATATTTTGAATACCGTCAGATAGTGCACTTATCCCACGTCCAGTTGATGCGCCTAGGCGTTCTAGGTAACCAGGAGCAGACTGACCGCCGTTTGATACCATTTGAGCGATATTTTCTAAGCGCCGTGCGCCAAGTGCAGCCTGTGCGCCCTTACCAGCAAGATTAGCAGCCTCGCCAAGAACAGCTCCGGGAATATGACCAACCGCCGCTGCGCCAATCGGGAGTAGCTTGCTAGATGCAATGCGTAGCATATCGCCTGCAAAACCGGACTTTGCGGCCTCTCTGATTGCAGCTTGAACATCGGGAGCAAACTGGCGCATACGTTTTGGGTTATTTATAATCTGACGTAATCCAGTACGAACCGCCAGTAGCGGGTTATCCATACTTTCAGCACGTGTTGCAATGCGCTCTAAGTCTCCAAGTTGCATGGCTTTTGACCAGTAACCACGCGCTTGCTTTAATGCATCAAACCCGGCCCTACCACCGATAACGTCGGCTTCTGTTGCAGCAGAAATGCTATCACGCAAAGCAGATTGCAGCTTCAAAACGTTAATACCCTGCTTTGTCAGGTTGCCGCGTGCGTCTGTCAAAGAATATCCGATGTCGCCTAAATGTTCGTCAATTTCCTGTGCCGCTTTTAGGCTTAGGGTTTGGTCACTTAAACCTCCAATACGCCCTACTAGGTCGCTCACTTCACTACTTCCGGCAACGAGCTTACCAGCCTCTGTTTGTGGCAAAACTTCTTTTGCTTTTGCAATAAACCCATTTGTGACGTCTGGCGTTAGAACACCACCAGCCTCATCCGCAGCTTTATAAGATGCACTAGCAAGGTCTTTGAAATCTTGCGACGTTTTAGCAGGTGTTTGTTTAGCCGCAGTAGTCTCAGGGTTTTTTAAACCCTTCATAAAGCTACTTCCACCACCAGAAATCTTACCGCCTACTTTGACGACACCGCGTATTGTCGGGAGTGCTAACATAGCACCCGCAACGTTTCCGACAGCTTCACCAACCTGTCCGCCTGTATCTCCACCAACGAACTGACCAACATATTTTCCTGTATCCCCACCTACAACACTACCAGCTCCCATAGAGGCAGCTTTTCCCACGTTTGCAGCAGTCAACGCCTTGACACCCCCAAAAGGAAGAGTGCTAACGAACTCGCCGCCCATTTCCGCCATCTTACCTGTGTATGTTTGCGGTTCATATTGCCCTTTATCAAGAACATTAACAGCTTTGTTGATTGGAGCAGTTTCTTGAGCGCGCGTAAAAGCACTACCGAGGCTTTCTCCTTTTTGTTTAATGAGAGGTGTAGCCACAAGAGCGCCACCCAAATCCAACATTTTAGGAACTCCATGGAGAAGCCCACCCATAGCACTCATATATGTGTCATACGCCGTGCCGACTTCTGGCTTATCCAGCTTAATCGTGTTCGGGTCAACCTCTACAAAACCGCCACCTTGTTGCGGCTCTGCATCAAGTTTAATGCTATTGGGGGCAACTTCTACAAATGCCATTATTTCACCACAAACATTTTACCATCAGGTGTTTTAAACGCAGGTTTTCCTCCGATTGTGCCAACTTGTACGGCACCTGGAGGAAGTGTTTGTAACGTATTTTGTACGGATGACTTTCCGAGTGCCTGTTTAGGCCTTTCAAGAAAACCATAATCCATTGGGCCTGCATTATAATTCTTGCGTAGTGTATCAATCTGCTGGCGTTTTTGCTCAACAGCACGTTCATTTAGGTCTTGGATTTCTGTGAGACGTTGCTTCACAACATCTTCGTCACTTATATTATTAATAAGTTCATTCCATGCCCGTACAGAATCACCTTCAGTTTGAACACCTTTATTGAGGCGTAAGCTATCGTTACGCATCTTTTCAAGCGTGGATTTAAATGACTGTAGGTTCCGGCTCTCATCTGTAGATAAACCAACGGAATTACGGCCCGTATTAAACAGATTTCCCAATAGACTTAGGTTCAGTTCTCCGCTATCCAGTAAATTAGAAAAGTGTTGTAGGTCAGCTTGATTATTTTGTGCAATTGCAATATCTGTAAGTTTCGCATCCTGCTCTTTTATAGCGCCAACAGGTAGTGGCTTCGACGGTTGGGAATACGCGGGAACTTGTGCCTCATTTCCGTCAGCATCAACAACCGTCTGGTATCCGGCCTTACTGTTGTAATTATTAGAAGCTGCACGGTTTTTATCAATTTCAGACTGTGTCAATTCACTACTCTGCTTTAACCAATTCAAGGCAAACTGTCTCTTTGCGATCTCATTCTGCATGGGGGCTAGAACGTTGGCATTAAGCGCCGTTTGGGTAATACCGACAGGAGACATAAATTTGCTACCATCCGGCATATCGTACACAGCGTGGAAGGCCATGTTTTCACCATCACCAATGCGGGTAAATGTGCTAAAGCTCGCACCATCAGGCGCATGTTCCATGTTATTAAACCGCTGGTTTGTCATAGGAAAGGACTTCACAATCTGTGTCAGCTTTGTGGGGACACCCGTTTGGTAGGCTTCCTGCGCGGCTGTTGCGACCTGAGGCATGACCCCCATAAGCTCTTGGTTAGAACCTTGTATGATACGAGCTTGGTTTTCAATCTGGTTAGCGTTTTCAATTTGCTTTTGGTAATAGTCTATAAGTGTTTGCAGCTTGTCATTTTGAGACTGGCGAGCTTGCGCTGCCTTACTCATTTTACCTGCGGCCGTACCAGATAGAAAACCCTTTGCGAAGCTACCGCCAAGGCTTTGCTGTTCGCCCATATCTTTAGCCATACCTTGCAAGCTATTTGCCTGAACATCTTCTGGCGTCTCCTGCTTATTGATGCTGTTTTGCAGCGTCATAAGCGCAATACCACTAGATAATGGGCCAGATGCAGTCGTATCTTGTTGGCCATATCCAAGCATTTTTAGGTAATCAGTGTCTGCCATCTTTTAACTCCATGTAATACCGTACTTGCTACTTAAAGAGCTGCTCATAGGGCTTGAGCTTGAAAAGAAAGACGGGCTTTGTATTGCAGATGATTGCGAGCCAAAAGCACTGCCACCAAGTTGCCCTCCTATTGCACCTCCAATAGGGCCACCCAATGCGTACCCAGCCGCGGTTCCTGCAAGGGAACCAATTGTGCTCATCATGGAATTGCTCGCATCGGCCTTTGCCTGATTATACGCAGCCTGCTGGTTTGCATTATAGATATTGCGCTGTTGGCTTAGGTTCGTAAGGTACTGCGTCTGTTGTGCACCCTGCTGAAAAGCATTGCGGTTGTCATTTGTAATCTGTTGCTGCTGGCTATTTGCAAGCTGGTACTTGTTCATAGCATTGTTCATCTCGTTTTGGCGCACATTCTGCTCAAGCTGGTAGCCCTGACGGTTATTTTCAGCCGTTTGCTGAAGGTACTGTCCACCAAGCATCCCACGTGCCTCTGCGGCCGCCGTACCGCCACGGATGCCATACTGTGCCAAAGCCTGTTCTTGAGCTTTTGTAGATGTTCTGAACGCAGCATCCGTTGTCGCCTGCAAAGACTGTTTCGCCGCAGTTACAGCATCGGAAAGTCCTGGTATTTGAGAAATATCATAGTTATCAGCAAGGTTGTTATAACGCTGTGTAGCCTGGCGCTGTAATTCACCAAGCTGGGCCAGCTTCTGCTTTGTATCGTCCGAGATGTTGTTGACAAGTGTATAAGAACCGTCAGCGTTTTTAACGCGGCTTGTAGATGCTCCAGTTAAAGCATCGCTAAAATTGTAATAATCTGCCTCAGGTAGCTCGACAGGCTTAGGAGTTTTGGTTTTGAATAAGTCGCCCATTTTTTACCCCAAATGCCCTTTCGTATTCCTCGTTAGTGAATATACACTTACCTTTGATTTCTTGCAAGTGCCATTTATTCAAAAGAGTTGATTTTAGATTCATCTTGTCAGTGTCAATCCTGAAATCTTCAAGACCATACTCCTTAAGGGGTTTACCGAAAATCTCTTTCAAAATACCCTTTGTGAGCCACTTTCCTTGATATTCAGGCATTATGCAAACATCCAAACTGCAAGAACGTATTCCAATACTGTGGTACCCGACCCAACCTATCGTTTTGTCACCATCTTTAACAAGGAAGTTTCGCGCTTCTTTCAGGCAGGCGTATGCCGTTATAAAATCAGGCGGAGTCATAGGAAAGTCACCCATCAACATAATGGAGTAAACATCCTTAAAGTCAGATAGGCTACTCGCCGGAACTAGTTTCAACCCAAGCGTCCCCTATATTAGCTGTTTCACTTACGTGTAGCTCGCCATCCGGTGTGAACTCTGTCACACCATCCCATTCCACAGCGTTTGTCACAATACCGTCTTTAACAATAACGTATCTCATTTTTCCTCCTACGGATAATACACAATAACCATACCGTTGGCACCAGCGCCACCAGTCTGTAAATTATCACAACCACCAGATCCACCTCCACCCGGTAATTTACCAGAAGCTCCAGATGATGTTGTATCATTAGGAGTACCAACTCCGCGAGCGCCTCTTCCCCCTTTTGGTGAGCTTCCTCCAGAACCACCACTATATGTAATATTTGTGCCATTAGCATATGTATAATCTCCATCCTCACCATAGAGATTTAATGTCCCGCTAGATCCAACACCTCCAGAACCTCCATGATAAGTAGTTCCTGTTGCAATAGATCCTGAACCACCTCCGCCACCAGTAGATGATATTGTTGTTGATGTACCAGCAAAACTTGATGTACCACCAGTTCCACCAGTTCCGCCTCCACTCGAACCTGCAGTTCCAGCTACACCCACAGTTACTGTATGTGTAGTAGATGGTGTAACGGTTAGGAAACCAGCAGTATAACCACCACCTCCACCACCAGCACCAATAAAATTACCATTTCCAGTTCCTCCTCCGCCGCCTCCTGCACCCCAAACCTCAACAAAAACTTTTGTCACACCAGAAGAAGGAGTAAATGTTCCACTAGATGTAAATACTTGCATATTGTTATAGGCAACCGTCGGCATATCAGCCAACGCTAAAGCACGGAACGTTGGAGCTGTAGAAGAACCGCTAGAAGGTCCAGCAAGTACCGTATTAGCGCTTTGGTTTGAGAACTTGCTCCCATCCACAGAACCCGCCGCCAGTTTACTGTTTGTGATACCCGCGCTTGTAATCGTAAGACTAGAGCTTGATATGGTCAGCTCACTCCCAACGGTTACATCTGTAATCACGCCGCTGCTGTCATTACCGACAAGTCTGTTTGCGGTACCTGTAGCCAATTTTGTGCGTGTTATGCCATCGGCAACCTTCACCGTCGTAACCGCACTATCCGCCAGCTTAGCCGTTGTTATAGAACCATCAGGAATAGACCCTGCCACAAGGCTTGTGATGCTATCATCGAGTGTATTAAGTGCGTCGATGGCATAATTGATGTCTCCATCCACTTTAATATCATCAATAGGAACAGCAGGAACGCTAGTCGCATCAATCTGATACTTTGTGCGATTAGCAAGCGCTGAATCTCCATTATATTCGCCCGCAGGCCGTTGAAATCGTGTTCCCATGTTACCCCCCGATTGCTTTTAGGCCCAGAACTGATATGGGCCCCGTTGATACGTCTATTTCCATAATGAAGCTGAAGGCAGAGGAGATAAAATTATCCCGTATCTGGTAAATCAACTTGTTGGAAATCTTCCATGTGTCTACACGCCAGAAGGCTTTGCGCCAGAATGGCCCGTTTTTCTCTGTCGTGATGGTTTTAGTAGTTTGCTGACCGCTATCCCAGTCCTTAATACGCTTCACAACCACATCAATGTTAGCACTTTCTTCCATAATCAACTGCCATCGGTTATTCCTCCAGCGCTTGTTTGGGTTGAACTTCCAACTTGTCCACCATCGGGCCTTAAATGTTTCCCCATCGTCTGTGTAAACCGAACCTACATCAGCATCCGTACCATTTCCATAGGCATAAAGCTGGTCTCCGTAACCAATCATTAGGCGCCCATCAGAAAGCGCCATATAAGCTGTTGCCTGCGCTGGTAAACCCGTAAAAAACACCCAACCTTTAGCATTTTCACTTAGGCCGTAAACCAACAGGGCTTCATCATCCAGCTTAAACCCATAAAACCCGTTCTTATCGTAGAAAAAGCTCCGCGTTTTGGCATATTGCGTAGCATCCACCTGCAAAGTAATAGCCTTTTCGTTAAATGTGGCATCAATATCACTTCCAATGTCATGTCTGACCTGAATGTTACCCGTTACCATGATTGTTGAAAGTGAGCGGGCCCCATATGGTGTTACAAGCAAAAGGTCATTCGGGAATGTCTGAACCAAGTCACCATGAAGAAGGCCAATCGGTATGGTTTTTTGCCATGCGAAGGCACCTGCTGTCGTGGGGTCGGTTCCCGCATAAATGAACGTTTGTTGGCGCCCGCAAAACACCATATTCCCGTTGTACGAGGCAACTTTTAGCAATTCATCAAACTTATCTGACTTGTAGGATAGGTCAAGATAGGCAAGGTTTTGCGTGTATGGAGAATACCAGTTGTTTTCATTACCTACATCATAGGTAAAGTAAACATACATACCCTTATCTCCACGGAAGTCGGTTGGAGACAAGGCACCACCAGATAAGGCCCAAAGCCTGTTATTTTCTGCATAAATATCAGAGAAAGCGGGAGGGCTTACCTCATACTTAAGCTGGGTAATCGTCTGCGTACTAGATGGAAATGGCGTTCCGTTGACCGTTATAGTCAGCACGTTTGTGGTGCTGTTATAACTTGTTGAAAACACAGTTGCTGTAATTGTGGTATCAGCTGAATAGTCAACCTGTGTAATCGTATCTGTTGTGCTTGGGAAGCTGTTGGCCACAACCGTAAGCGTCAAAGTATCCGTAATGTTATCGTATGTACTGGTATAGACTTCCGCAGAGCGCACGCCCCCAGAAGTAAAGGTAACCTTAATAAACGTTCCTGGATCATAGTTCTTTGCCCCAATAGATGTTCCCGGCTTCATGGTAATTGTGTTTGTGGAAACCCACAAAAACGTGCTTGAAGTCGTATCTTGCGTATACCCCGTGAAGTAGACTTTGATGTTACGTCCAGTCGGGTAATCTTGCGCACCTCTCGGCTGGGCTACACCATCTGCATCTAAATTATTGCTATCCGTACCCGGCTGAAGCGTGAGCGTTGAAACGCTTGTTTGAATAGCGTTGGTAGCCAACCCATAGCCAGCAGGGTTACCTGCTTTATAGTCCGAAAGGTACTGCGCAAGGTCAGTACAGGTCGTTCCATCCCAAGAAAACGGCGTATCGTACCCATTGACGATTATAAGAAGTTCGTTGAATTGCGTGAACCGAATGTGGCCAGATGTGTTTAAACCCGTTTTAACAGCCGTATAAGTGCCAAGACTTTCGTCAAGAAGGTGTAATTTCCCGTCAGACGTATAAGCGAGTATCTGAATCGTACCATCAGACTTACGAAACTCCATAATTTCTTGAATTGTACCCGCACCTATTGCGCTCCCCTTTTTACCAAACCCAAACCTTACGCGTCCAGCACCCGCCGTCTGGAATGAAGGCACCATGTTGTCAATACGCCGTGCAAACACATTCCCGTTCATCAGCGTCGCCGATGTAGACGTGTTCATAAGCCCCTTAGGGAACACCGTAACAATGTTTGAAAAGAGACTGTCGCGGTTTAGACTCACATTAAGTACCCTCTTACGCTTACGCTTTCACGAACCTGATAGTTTTTAAGCCAGAACAGGAAGTCTCCCTTCAGCTTTTCGTACATGCTATTCACAATCGGTAATTCCGTTCCAACTGCCTTATCTCGCTCATCAATGCTGATAAGTCGAAGTGCCCCCCAAACCAAAACCTCTTGATATGGAACAGGGATAATCAAATCATCCTCTGTGGTTGTTCCATCTACTAGCGTGGTAGGATTAGGAATGTAATCAACAGATAGTGTACTCCCGTCTGTCGGGTAAGCCTTAATCGTTCCAAACCCACTCATATAAAAGTAGCTTGGAAACCCAGTGTTACTTAGGCTTGGGTAAAGCGTTCGCAAAGTATTATAGTCAGTCGGTTCAAGTGGCTTACTACCTTCGTCCGTGTTGTACACATTTACAACAATAAACGGCTTTGTTGTGAGCGTACCGGCGCCAGATGAAAGTGTGACGCTTTGTGTCGCCAATAGCATGCTTGGGAAAGACTTTGCAACTTCTCCGTACAGCTCGTTATAGGTGCTTTGAATATATCCCAAGTAAATGGCACGCAAAGTCGCATCAGGGTTATCTTCATTAACCCCCAACTTGGCTACCTTATCAATCATTTCCGCAATACTTGGCATATCCGTATCTTTCAAACTTTGAGGGCATTAGGCAGCCCTCACGCCTGTTAGAAGTAACTGCACACAGTCCGTGCAACGTCACCTGTAGCAACTGTTCCAGAAGTCGCAATGCTGCTAGAAACCGTGACGGTCATAATACCGCGCGATGCAGTACCATAGTTTACGCCAGAGAGCTTGAGGCTCCCCGATACGTCACGTACATCGGTAACACAGCCAACAACGCTACGGCCTTGCGGGTAGTACACGTTGTAGGTGTAGGCACCCGCAGAAGCTGCACTGGAAGTTGCTGTTGCTTTCACAAAGCCAATTACAGGAACAACGCCCATAGGAGTAGGATTTTTGCGCACGTTAATGGTCGCGCTGGTATCCGCAGCAAGGGTAGCACCCGAAAGTGCTACCCCTACCGCAACCAGTCCCCCAATCAGTTTCAGGTTCATGGTTTTACCCTTTTTAAGCCGCGTAGCCAATGACAGTGAGGTAAATCACTTCACTGACAGCAAGCCCAGAGTCAGCAACAGTTACGGTAGAACCCGTAAATGTCACAGCACCTTGCGGCGCACGGTACACGTTCCCCGTGCTTTTGATTTGAGCCTTCACAACGTCTTTAATCGTGTTGACGTCCGCAACGGTAATCGTCGCGCTGTTGGCCGAGTCGTCTGCGCTGGAAGCCGTATAGGCAATTTCCTTTGTCAGAGCTTCACGGTCAGCTGTGGTCGTTCCAGAGCTATTTACAGCCTGATAGTGAACAACAGAAGTAGTCATGTTATCCTCTCCTTTTACATTTCAGCCGTGTTGAACAAGTGCACCACGCCGAAGTCTTCGGAAGTACCACTGGAAGCATCCACGAGTTTCCGGTAACCGGTCGTCATAGTCAGACCGATTTCCAAGTTACCAGCGTGGTCGCTCACTTCAGTATCAACGAAGATACGGTTAGCAGGTGCGCCACCGATAGCGGTGTTGCTCATCACATTTTGAGCGCCAGGTGCAGGCTTGGCAACGCCAAAGGCCAACACACCAGAAGTGGAACCAAGCAACAGGTTGTGGGCAACCTTCGTGCTACCGGAACCAACAGTACCAGCGTACAGCGGGCGCAGGTTCGGGTCACCAATACCAAACTCATAAATGAGCACCCCGTTATACATACCCATGTACAGAGAACCACTAATCACATCAAAAACCGGATTATCCTTATACAGAACATAGTTCTTGAAGTTAGGGTCTTGGCGCAAGTGATAAGCCGAAGCTGGGTCAAGCATCAACACGTACTTTTGAGCAATCGTGTTGTCCTTAGCCATAACATCAGCAGGAACAATCGCAGCACCACCAGAACCTTGATACCGAGCCTTGAAAATGGCTTGGTCGATGGTGTTCAGGCTAAACGTGTCAGCAGAAGTAATGTTACCCAAAGCAGTCGCATGGGTCGCATTATAGTTAGCTTCAGCATTTGCATACAGATAACGGTTCTGTGTACGACCGGAAGTCGTATCGGTAAGAGCCGTCATCATCTGGTTTGCAACACGCTTAGAACCCGCACGAATGAGCTTTTTCTTCGTCCATTCGTCAAGGCTGATAATCGTGCGTTGGTCGCTGTCCGTCCAGTTTTCAATGGGAACAGCAACGCGGTCACGAGCAATCGTAACGCTGTCGGTTGTGGTCGTAAGAGCCTGACCTTGGCCGCTCAAGCGTTCGTCACCGCTACGCCACGAGCTATTACTCACTTCTTGCATGAAGTGATATTTATAGGTGGAACCCGACTTTTGTTCGGGAGTATCCAGCCGCAAAACCCCATTACCGCCACGGTTTGTGGTGATAGGTTGAAGTGGGTTTTCCGAAATAAAGCCCTGGAACAGCTCATTCATCCATTTAGTCTGAGCTGCAGCGTGGCTTGAACCAATAGTAGCTGCCATTTTGGTAGCCTTTCTATTTTAGTTTCAGAATAGCCTCTTGAAACGGTCATCCACTTCCATGTTAGGCGGTGCAACCGCTGGAATGGAAGTTCGTGTACGCTCCTGTGTAGAGGCTGCCAGTTGCGGCTGATTTTCAGTTACTTTCCCAGCTTTAAGGTCGGCAATTTCCTTTTCAAGTCTAGTAATGTAAGAACTACGGCCTCCATCACCATACTTTTCCAAGATTTCCTTGCCTTTTTCTACGACGAAAGCTGGAGTTTCTTCAGGAGAAAGCTCCATAAACTGTGTAATAAGCTCATTGTCCGCATGGTCTCCAAAGGCACGGGCATACTTTCCCGTATCTTCTTTGTAAAATCGGTCAATGCTAGGCTTTGCCACAGCAAAAACACGTTCAAAAGCCTGTTTCTGTGCTTCCAGAGGATTGTCAGCAATATCTGGAGCGTTTAACATGCCCTCAATACGCTTCAATTCCATTCCGGCAGCCTTATGCGTAACCTCATCATCAATGAGGCCATCGTTAAGTTGCGCTTTTACAATAGATGCCAGAGCCTTTTGTGTGCTTTTTACAGCACCAAGTCGCCCAGACAACCTATCGCGGTCAGCCATCAGCTTTGCATTTTCAGCTTTCAGCTTTTCGTATTCGTCATTAGATACCTTTTCAGGTTCCGTTACCGTTGCTTGCGTTTTAGGTTCAGTTGTTTCATTTGTTTCGGCGGTAGGATTTTCAGATTCCTGCACCACAAATGTTACTACCGATGCATCATTTTCAGCAATATCAGCCATTAGCTAAGTTCCCATTTGAATTTGGAGTTAGTCCGGGTGCCCCGGTGGGCATTTCACCAGCGCCCGGTTGGGGGGCGGTTGGCGCAATAGGTTGTTGCGGTTGCTGCATTTGTTGCAAACCGCTCATAAGGCTTTTAGCAATTGGGTCATCTTCAGGTATACCTGCCGCAAGAAGCATCGCTGGCCATAAAGGTGCAGGAACATTCCTGAACATTCCACCTTGGATAAGTTGCATAATATTCTCGCGGACTTCCTCTTTCTTAGAGGTAACATCCGGTATTTCATCAATGGCAATGTCAAAACGGCCTACGCGCACATCGTTGTAAATGTGCCCATCTTCCATAACCTTGTTAAGCTCAATCAGCTTGGCCTCGTCCTGTTCATCCATAATCCATGTGGCCATCTGCTCGGTAAACGTGCTTCGCATAATGTCAAGAAGGCGCGTAGCTACGCGGTACTTAGCAATACTCCACTTGTCCTGTAGCCAGCTTTGAGTGGTTGTAGAAGCCATTTGGCGCTTGCTAATGGCAATACCGCTTGTGGCGTTCGTCTGGATACCTAGAGCCTCATCATAAACGCCAGAGGCTTGTTGAATTTCTGCTGCGTGGGCTTGTAAAGCTGCTGCAAGTTGCTGGATTTGTGTTTCGCCGCGGTCAATCTTGAAGTTTTTACCAGGATTTACAAATACAATACCATCAGGCTTTGCAACTTGTGTTGCCAATTCGTCAATATCATCAACTGCGCCCTTATCAGCAATGACTTGGGCTGTGCCCATCTTCCAGTTGAGCTTGTTGTTCTTCAGGTTATAGAGGCGCTGTGGGTCTTGCATCCGGCGCATAAGGCCGAAAGGAATACCAGTCACTTTTTCACGCTGCGATACGAATGGGGTAAGTGTGTAATCGGCGTTCTTGGGGTCAAACTGGTTAAGGTCTTTATCGTCAAGAAGCATAGACCCCGTAAACCAGACTTCACGCACGCGAAAACCATCTTCTTCGGTAATATCGCCATTCTTCTTATCATTCAGCTTTTCGGCGTCTTTCCTACTGAAAGTAGCAATCAGCTTACCGTCTTTTGTAATGGCCGTGTAATACTTCGTAGCTGTACGGTACTGGTACTGCACTAGCATAATCTGGCGTAGGTCTTTTGCATAATACCCGCTAGATACAGCAAAAAGCATACGGTCAGAAAACACGTTGAATGTTGATGCAAGCGCTAGAACCGAGTTAGGAAGTTGCGTTACTGCGCTCTCAATCTCATCTGCCATCTTGGGGAACATGAGTTTTGCTTCTTCCACATCTTTCCAGTGGATGCGCGCCACAAAACCTTGGTTTGTCATTAGAGGTGTACGGTCTCGCCAGTCCCATACGATTTCGAGAGGGTTCACGCTCTCTTCCTCAATATTTCCGTCTTTTGTCGTATAAGCATGCCACCCAATGCCGCAAATAGCGCTATCGGCCTTCGCCTGTGTGATAACCGAAGAGCTTTTGTTTTTATCCTGCACATAATAGGCAAGGTCAGTCAAAGCATCGGCAAGTTGGTTTTCGTCGGGGTCGTTAGAGCGTGCCGTAAACTTAATCTTGGTTCGTGTCTGAACATCTTTACCTACAACGCCATCAATGCGATTGGCACTTAGGTTCACTACATAAGACTTGAGTTTGAGAGCTTCAAACATCTGAAGCTCATCGGATGTAAACTGTTTTCCCTCGTAAAACTCGAACATCTGCACAGCTTCTTGGAACCACGTCTGATATGCATGGGAAAGAACACCAGCCTCAAAGGATGATTTTACGCGATAAAGCAGGTCGTCGTCAGGCATTAGAACAGCTTTTCACACAATTCCATTTTGCAGTCTGCCGTTCGGGCCCCCGTAGGCTTTACTGTTTGGTTGGTTTCTGCACGATCAGCAGGTACAAGCGTATACCGCCCTTCAGGAGCACCACTCAACAGGCGATAAATCTCATCCAGAAGATATTGCGGCGTTTCTTGCGTCTCCACCGGATCTTCTTGTTCAACAGTTTCAGAATCGGCGGGAGCTTCCACGGGAGCGTCGGATTCATCTTGTTGCGTTTCCTGTTCGACAGCATCACCCGCTGCAATGGCATCTACTTGTTCGGGTTGTTCAGAAACTTTTCTAACTCGCGGCATTGGCAAATCTCCTATTGCATGTATGTTAGTACATACTTACATAGTTTGTCAATACTTACTTACGATACTCTTGTGGTTCAATTCGGATACGAATAACCTAAAGAGACATTGGAGAAGTTCTGCGCGTTTCGTAGAGCCTATTAAACTGTTTATTTATCGCAATGGGCAAACCGCTCATGATGGCATATCGCAAAGCGTCAAGACGGTGGTCATTCATCTTTTTAACGCGGCCTCTTTCATCACGGGCATATGATCGGCGTTCTGATATAATTCCCTGGCATGTTGTGAATATCTTTAAGCGCCCAGTTTGAAAACGCTCTAAAACCTCTTGTATTCCGTTCTCAACGCTGTTGTCTGCCATACTGATATTTAGGCCATGTCGAGAATACTGGTCAACCAGCTTCTCCCCGTCTCCTTTGTCGGCTTGTTGTCCAGACGGGTCTCCAACGATAGGTATCCAGTTACCGCGAGCCATAATATTGTTGGCGTGTGTCTGTGCGGAAAGTTCTGATTGTGCGTACTCTGAATAAACATAAGCAACATCCGCATCTTTATCATAAGCGACCCATACAACGGCTGTTGGGTTTGTCCAGCCAAAGTCCATACCAGCGCAACGTTTCCAGTGATCGGGAATATCGAAGGGGGCGCAAAGTATTGCGCTTTCCTCAATTGGGTAAATCATTCCCGAGCCAATTGAAGGAACGCCATTACGCCTTGCCTCAAGCTCATGTGGCCTGCTGGCAAAACGCTTCTCAAGGTCTTTTCGTTCTTCTTCTGAAAGATATGTGTTGTCCTCCCACCCCGCCTGAATAAAAACACGACCGTCTTTCTCATCTCCAGAAACCATGTTCTCAGTATACGTTGAAAGAAGAGACGTAAGACCGCCCAGTGGGGTCATAGTTAGCATTACCATTCCGCGCTCTTTTTCACCTACACCAGCTGTACGCATAAAACACTCATCATAAACATCTTGAGGCGGTTCTTCATCTAGGTGAATAACGTGCTTATGTGTGCCCTGAAACTTTGCACGCCCCTGGTCGTAAGACTTAAAACTTATTTGCGATATTCCTCCCGATATGTGTCTCACCAAAACGGTATCCAAGGCATCCGATATTCCTCGCCTAGAGCTTGCATCTAAAATGAGGGAGGGATGAATTGAACCAGAAATTCCTCTTGATGCGTTCCCAAGATATTCAAGTTGGAGAATGTCGCGAGTTGTTTCCCCTGTATCAGAAGCTGCCCACATGTCTATCGGCGTTGTAAATCTCCTCCCTTCCCACCAGCTTGGGTATCTCCCAGTAAGATGCATGGCGCCCTCTATTGCTCCGCAGAATGTCTTACCTGTTCGGTTTCCGGCCAAAAACAGGCGTTCCCTACAATTTTTACCATGTGCATGAAACATAGACTGCTTAGAGTGCGGCTTATAGAATAGAAAACGCTTGCGCTCCTCCTCAAAAATTTGTTCTTTTGTAATGTTTGTTGTGTTCATGTAACACTCGCTCCGAAACCTTTGTATTTTCCCCGTGGCGACATGTCATTTTTTGGCTTATTTCTGCGGAGTGCTAAAATGCAACACATACCTACATTACCAGAATTGCTAAAAGCATCACCAATCCAAACAAGAAAATCCCATAAAAGACTATCCTACCTGCTTTTGCTATAAGCTCAAAGAAAAGTTCCTGTATCATTTTTTAACCATTTCTCGCAATATCGGCAATCTTTGCAATCTGTTCGTCTGTAAGGGATGCAATCTCTGTCTGAACCTGAATTGGATTGTCCTTCTGACCGCCGACATTAGTGTCGTTCCGGTTCTTCCAATCTTCCTTAAATCGGTTGACCATGTTGAAGATGTAGGATGTAGCGTTAAAGCCTTCCACCCCCCCCATAGTTGCAACACGACCCTGTTTTTCCCACCAGCCCTTTGAAAGTTCTACTGCCTTTTTTACGGCATAAGAAAACTCGGGGTTTGATTTTTCCCACTCGTTAAATGTTTCATAAGTAATATCAAGCTCTAAGGACATTTCAGCTTTGCTTGCTCCATACTTACCCATCTCAATGACACGGTCACACATATCGGGGATGTACTTGGTGGGTCTACCTTCTGGTCTACATTTGTGTGTTACCATAGTAAATACTCACTTACTTTTTCTTATTCCCGCTGACCTTCATGAGGTTGGGGTTGTACTTCTTTGCAGACGGGCTTGCCTTACGTGCAGCAGATGCCAGGATGGCGCTAGCGCTTTTTTTGCTGACGCCTTCCTTTTTGGATATCTGTTCTGCTTTACGTTGGAAAGAACCTTTTGCCATTACTTCTTCTTTCCTTTCAAAACAGCCTTCTTAATTGCTGCAAGGTGTTGTTTGCCTTCTTTAGCTTCCTGTTTCATAGCAGCCTTGGGGCTCTTTGCTGGCTTTTCTTCAGCACACTTTTTCATCTTGGTTTTCATGGTTATTTTCCTTTCCGGCGTCCGCGATGCGGAGCTTCATTTTTAGGTTCTTCTTTCTTCTCTTCCTTTGTTTCTACAGAAGGAGTGGGTTTTGTATTAACATCTTGCAAAAGGCCGTTGCGAATCGCGCGCGCCTTTTTATCATCTTCCGTTCCATAAGTGGGAAGCCCGTGTTTCATTAGAATTGCATCAACTGTGCTCATTATATTTCTCCATTTTATGATACATATTATAACTTTATATTGGTACACGCAATAGGATTCGAACCTATGACCAACCCGTTATAAACAGGCCGCTCTACCACTGAGCTATGCGTGTACATATTTCATAAGCTATTCTCTATTCTGTTGCTCAAGTATCTGCTCGACGACAGATGGTGTTTTTACGTTGGCACAATATAGACCATGGTATTCCCTTTCGTAAATGGTGTGAAGGGAGCTCCATGCTTCTTCTTGTGTGTAATGTGGCTTGGTAATTTGGTGGTTACCCTGAAATATGGCGTACATGGCTATTTCTTTTCTTTCCAACCGTGCCTTACTAACAGGCCATAATGTTGAGCGTTTTTGCAAACACGCTTTTCCATTCCGTACCTTCCAACTTTCTCCATTATACGCCCTTTATATTGGTCAATAGTCACAAACTCAATACCAAGTTCATTGCATATGCGTTCAAACGCGGCTAACGCTTTGCTACGGTCTACATCCATCATCCTTCTTTCTTATTGGTTGGTAAAACGCCTGATAACCCATGACAACCATCGGTCACAATCTTAGTAAACTTATCTCCATCCCAAAAATGTGGCGGAATGGTCGGATGAGATATAACTTGTCGTCCATCTGGCAAGGTAATTGTATTGTATGAGTATACGGTAATCCTCTGTTCGAGAACTTTCTCCATATCCATTACCTTAGCTTCTAGACCTGCAATACAATTCGATTGATTAATGTAACCGCAAGCTACGGCGTGGGCGGCATCGTCAAAAGCACCTATGTCTTTTAGGTTACTCTCTGGGCTAATGAGGAGGCGCGCTAAATCAAGCGTGGCATCGTCTCGTGTTTTACCGTCCATTGGGTTGGCTTTCTTGTTTAATACGTTTCTTCTCCAAAATACGCTTGGCGGCCTGAACTGACGGATTGTCAGGATGCCCATCCGCCTTTTCTTCAAGAGAAAGTTTCCTCGGCTCCGTAATTTCTCCACTTTCTATCGCTTTAACATATTCTTGTTTTGCATAATCTCTAAGCGTCTGAAGCATCGTTAGACGTTGGTGGTACCAAGTTCCGAAAGTCTTTGTGCTCGGTGCGCTTCTTAGCCCGGCGTGAATATGTGCTTGAACGTCTGCATCGGTTACAAAGCCATTTTCCTTAGCCCATTGCACAAAGCTTAATTCTCTTACAATCCCCCTCACTTTCCTTGTGCTTTAATCTCGGCCAAGGCGGCGTCAATCTCCAAAAGTACAGCGCCTTCCCTATCTTCATCACCAAAGCCATTGTACCCTTCTTCAATGTATGGTCTCGCATTCCTACATGCACTTGCCAACTTATCCCGCTGTGCTTTAACTGCATCAAGCTCACGTTGGAGAAGGATGGCACGTGCGGCGTTTTCAGCGGCGTCCGCTAGTAAGAGACCATTTGCCTCTACCCTATCAACGTTGTCATGTATTCCATGCCCCCAATCATACTTGCAAATTGGATGACAAGAACCGCGTGGTGGTGCAGTTACTGTAAAAGCAACTGTTCCGTGATTACCGTTCTTGTCTAAGAGATGGCTTGATGTTGTACGACATAAACTCCACGGCGCTTTTACTGCATTTTCGTACTTCGTACCCTTGAGCGCCTCGGTGATTTGTTCCGGTGTCAATTCCATCATCCTCACTTTCCTTTGATTTGTTCAAGCGCGGCGT